AATAAGTCTGTGGAGGCTTGATTTGACTTCGAAAGTGTAAAAACAATAAAATATGGGTACAACGACACCACCCCACATGCGGTAAAATATAATTAAGAATACCGTGTGTGGGGTGATTTTTTTGAACCATGAAGGATATCAAGATCATACAGCAGAACACGCAATCAGGAATATGGGGCGCCTTCCGTATCATACGAGGACAGCACTGTATCATCTGAATCAGATAGCGAGCTTATTAGGATTTGAAATTGTTGCCGTAAAAGATAAAAGAACAGGCAAGGAGTATAGGCATTGAAAGAACTAGATGTAAAACAGGAAAATGAACGAAAAAAAGAATATCTTGATGGATATAGAAAATGCGTGAGGCAGTTAGATAGGCTTAACGAAGAACTTTCAGAAATCCGAATAAATAAGATGTTCCCGTCTTTGATACAGGATGGAATGCCACACGCTCATACCACTACTGACCTTTCTGGATATGCTGCAAGAATTGACAAAATCGAGAGAAAGATTGTGAAAGCAAGATATCAAAAGATAAATAAACTGAAAAATATCAGGGATAGAATAGAAAGAATGAGTGATGAAAATGAGAAAGATGTACTGTTTTATAGGTACATAAAAGGAATGAAATGGGAAGAAATAGCAGTAAAAATGATGTATACGTATAGGAATGTCACAAAAATACACGGAAGGGCTTTAAAGAATTTTCAGATATAATGATAAATACATCCCGCTGATTATGGGCGGGATTGGTATTGTCTTGTGTGCCATCTGGGTACTGGCGACAAGCCAATTGACAAACAGTCAATCGCTATGGCGGTGTTTACGACGCTTGTGCAGGGAATTTTAGTGGCTGGACTGAGTACATACGTGAATCAGGTTATTAAGCAAATTAAAAAGATGGAGGAATAATTTATGTGTGATATGAGACCAATGGAATTAAGAGATACTGTTGACATGATGAACAGCGAGGACTACAAAGAGAGATTCAAAGCAGAATATTATCAGACTGTTATCAGATACGGAAAGCTGAAAAATATGCTGGACAGATGGGATGAGGGAATCCTGAACTTTTCCCCGACCTGTCCGAGAAGTACATACAATATTCAGATTAATTCTATGGCAGAATATATTGCGATTCTTGAAGCAAGGGCAGTTATGGAAGGAATTGAGTTGTGTAAATAGGAGATAAGTTATGTATATGGCATTAACAGAGGAGCAGGCGTGGGAAATCAGAAAACTCGGAATTACAGTGATTGAATGGAAATGGTGCGTGAAGGAAAATGTGAATGTGTTTATATACATTATGAATAAAGCCATAGGAAAAGCAACCGGTATAAGTTTGTAAAAATTCTTGGTGCAATGGGATATGATAAGCAGAGAGTATGGACACTAACAAGGCACACATGGCTTGCAAGGAGTAATTGTTAATGCTTACACCAGAATACCTATACCGCATAACCGAAGGGGCTGAGGAGATTAGTTCCTAGATCCATAAAAACGTCATAGACAAGAAAAAAGAGTTCCTATTAATTCCCATATGGTTATTGATATAATATAAACTGCCAAGATCAATAAAGGAATACTAAAATATTTAAAAAATGTTATCCGAACAATGCGGAGATTGGGATATAGCTCAGTTGGTAGAGCACCTTTCTTATACACAGCAAGTCCTCGGTTCGATTCCGAGTATCCCAAATCCGGAGAAATGCAATCTCCGGAAATTTCACTTACCCCTCGACAGACACCGCGACAGGACAACGGAGGGTTCGACTCCCTCCGCGCGGTTTATACATGTGGACAAGCTCCTTTAGTTTGTATGTGATTCAATGATTTCAATTTGTTTTCTCCCCCTAATAAATCAGTCCGCATGTAAATTTTAAGACCGATGCTTTGCGTATTGTAGAGCACCGGTCTTTTTAGGTAAAGAAAGAAGGTGAGCCGGATGGCAAAAGGAAAATACGAATACTGGATAACGCCGGAAGGCTTACTGAAAATCGAAGGATGGGCTAGAGATGGTTTGACCGATGAGCAGATTGCCGAGAATATCGGAATATCAAGAAGCACATTGAATATGTGGAAAAATAGATATTCGGACATTTCGGACACCTTAAAAAGGGGAAAAGATGTCATTGACCTTCAGGTGGAGAATGCGCTTCTGAGACGAGCGTTAGGATATGAGTACAAGGAAGTTAAGGAAAAGTATGAATATGGGAAAATGACAGAAAAAACAGTGACGAAGAAAGAAGTTGTACCTGATGTTACTGCACAAATATTCTGGCTCAAAAACAGGAAACCGGAAAAGTGGAGAGACAAGCCGGAATACGAAGATCATTCTGCCATCGATAAACTCGATGAAATCATAAAGGGGTTGAAGCATAATGCCGATAATCCTAAGTGATAAGCAGAATGAATATATTAGAAATTCTACGCACAGATGGAATATAAAGACAGGAGCAGTACGATCAGGAAAATCTTTTGTAGACACAGCGTATACGGTTCCGTATCGAATTAGAGAACGATCTGGAAAACCCGGTCTGAATGTAATACTTGGTGTATCAAGAGAAACAATCGAAAGAAACGTACTGCAACCGATGCGAGAGATATACACATCGGCTCTAATCGGAACAATAAACAATAGAAACGTTGCAAGAGTATGCGGAGAAGATGTTTATTGCTTGGGAGCTGATAAAGTAAGCCAGGTTGCAAAAATACAGGGATCGTCTATCAAATATGCATACGGGGACGAGATCGCAAAATGGAATAAAGAAGTATTTGAGATGCTGAAATCCCGTCTTGATAAGCAATATAGTTGTTTTGATGGGGCATGTAATCCAGAGAATCCAACACATTGGTTGAAAGAGTTTATAGACGATGATGGAATAGACCTTTATTTGCAAAAGTATCGAATATTCGACAATCCATTTCTTGATCCGGAATATGTAAGGAATCTGTGCAAAGAATACGAAGGCACTGTCTATTATGACAGACTGATAGAAGGGAAATGGAAAAGAGCAGAGGGGTCAATATACCGCAAATTTGCAGATAATCCAGATGACTTTGTGAAGACCGCAGATAAAGAGCATATCTCTCGTATAGATATCGGGATTGACTTCGGAGGAAACGGATCCGGTCATGCGTTTGTGGCTACTGCAAAGTACTCTGACGGAAGAAAACAGCCGGTAATGAGCAGAAAGCATATGAAAAAAGACTTTAGGCAAGGGATTGATGCAAACCTTCTGTCCGAACTTTTTTTGGAATTTGTAGAAGATGTTATAAAGAAATACGGGAAGCCGACTAATGCATACTACGACAACGCAGAGACAGTCCTCGGCCAGAGCATAAAAAACGCATGTGAAAAGAAATTCCCGTACTTGCATGTAAGGCCAGCAGTAAAAAAGAAAATTAATGACCGTATAGAATACACAGTCCAGCTCATGGGAGCCGGACTTTTTTCAATTACAGAGGATTGTGAAACGCTGTCAAAAGCATTGCAAGAAGCGGTATATAATAGCAAGTCAATGGAAGAAGAAAGGCTTGATGACGGAAGTACTGACATCGATACGCTTGATGCGTTTGAGTACAGCATAGAAAGAGACTTCTCTGGGACACATTATAACAGAGTAATAGGAGGGATATAACATGTTTCGGGTAGCAGCAGGGACAGGAATGACACCGGAAATATTGTCAGAATATATCGGAAAGCATAAGCAGGAAGTGATAAAAAGATACCAGAAATTACATGACGCATATGTGAATGATTACGAAATCTTTCATCTTCTTAAAAAAGCTGCATATAAGCCGGACAACAGGATATCCGTCAATTTTGCAAAATACATCACGGACACCATGAATGGGTTCTTTATTGGGATTCCGATTAAGACAACAAACACGGACGAAGTGGTATCAAACTACATTGACTTCCTGGATCAATATAACGATCAGGATGATAACAATGCAGAGCTTTCAAAGATATGCAGTATCTACGGAAAAGGGTATGAGATGTATTACAACGACACCGAAGGAAACATCGGCATCACGTATCTTACACCGCTTGAAGCCTTTTTCATATACGATGACAGTATATTAGAGAGACCGCTTTATTTTGTCCGGTATTATCTTGACGCTGATAACGTAGAGCGTGGAAGCTGGTCGGATGGTAGCATCGTGCAGCACTTTGTACAGGATGGATCGTATCGTTGGGATGGAGAAGCCAAGGAGCATCGCTTTGAAGGAGTACCGGCAACAGAGTTTATCGAAAACGATGAGCGAGTCGGAATATTTGAAGGCGCAATGCCTATGATAGATGCTTATAACAAAGCATTGTCAGAAAAGGCGAATGACGTAGATTATTTTGCTGATGCGTATTTAAAAGTACTTGGACAACGGCTTGAAAAAGAAGATGTGCAGCATATACGAGATGATAGGGTTATTAACTTCGACGGAGATGTAAACGGGGTAGAGGTTGATTTTCTCCAGAAGCCAAACGGGGACGAGACTCAAGAACATCTTTTAGATCGTCTGGAACGGCTTATTTATCAGATCAGCATGGTGGCAAATATCAGTGATGAGAATTTTGGTACATCCTCTGGAATCGCAATGAAGTATAAGATGCAGGCCATGAGCAACCTTGCAAAGACAAAGGAAAGAAAATTCAGAAGCGGAATGCAGAGACGGTATAGACTGATCTTTAGCAATCCGGCATCCACTGTAAAAGGAATTTCCAGAGATGCTTGGATTAATAACGACTACAAGTTTACTCTGAATTTCCCGGCTAACTTAGCAGAAGAGACAGACATTGCATCCAAGTTAGAAGGGATCGTATCAAAGGAAACACAGCTTTCCGTTCTTTCTGTGGTGGAAAATGTACAGTATGAACTTGACCGCATAGAAGAAGAGGAGAACGCACAGAAGGATGATGCAAGAGATAGAGTCATGCAAATGACGTTTGGGGGTGTAAACGGTGAACAGCAGAACGTATTGGGCCATACGGGAAACGAGGAACCGGAATAAGAATAAGCGTGAGGAAAAACAGTACGATAAAGAAGTTGAGAAAATCTATCAGAACATGATTGATGAGATCAACAAAGAGATCAATGGATTTTACAGCCGTTACGCCACAAACAATGGCAGAAGCAAAAAAGCGTGTTGCAAAGATTGACATGGAAGAATATGAGCGTAAGGCTGAGAAGTATGTAAAAGAGAAGAACTTCTCAGAGCAAGCAAACACGGAAATGCGACTCTATAACTTGACTATGAAGATAAACAGACTGGAAATGCTGAAAGCTAGAATCGGTCTTGAAATGGTGTCTGGATTTGATGAATTGCAGAAATATTATGATGAGATACTCACTAAACGGACGTTGGATGAATTCGAACGGAAAGCTGGGATTCTCGGTAAAAGTGTATCAGATCCCCGAAAAGCGGCGGAAGTGATTGTCAATGCATCGTTTAAAAATGCTACGTTCTCCGACCGGATCTGGATGTATCAAGGGATGCTAAAATCAGAGCTGGACAAATTGCTACAGACCGGTCTTATACAGGGGCAGAATCCTCGTGTATTGGCTCGACACTTGAAAGAGCGGTTTGGAGTAAGTCAGTATAACGCTGAGCGATTGATGCGAACAGAAATGGCAAGAGTACAATCCGAAGCATCTAAGCGGTCAATGG